TGCTCCGGGATCCCGGCGCGCTTATGTTGAAACTCATCGAGGTTGGCGCAGCGCGGGCAGATACGATGTCCTGCGTGATAGCTTCCAAAAAAACGTCCGCAGTGCAGACATTTTCTGGACTTGGTGCGCCGATCCTTGCGGGCGTAGTTGGTGACGTTCAGCTCTTTAGGCATCGTGCGCCTCCCTAATCGCCCGCAGTATCTGCGCGGCGACTTGAGGCACGATCGAGTTGCCTAGCGATTTAAGTCGGTCCACCCTTCCGGGTATCCCATCAGCCACTCGACCCAATCGGGGTTCAGGGAGCCAGACGTTTGGCTCCGCTCCTGCACGGTCGCGTCGAGATATCCCTTCTGGAGACGATACTCGTGGCTCTTGCTCCCGATCGGGCCCGTGCCCTTCCACTCGCTTGCGCGGGGCGTCGGCCACATCTTGACTGCCAACCCCAGCGGGGGCGTGGCCACCTTGCCCTCCTCGTGACGTTTCATCCACGTCTCTTCGTTCTCGTCTGAAGTTTTCCCCGCGCGAGGTGTCGGCCATAACCTCACCGCCGCACCCAGTTCCACCTGCTTGCCGGCCTCGATCCGGGCTTGCGCACCCTTTACCGTCCGCACGTTTTTCGCGCCATCGGTTGCCATCGGTGTCGGCCACATCCGGACGTCCGTGCGGAGGCTCTTGCCTTGACCGCCACCTGTCGTCCCCTTGCTGTCCGCCGCTGCGGGGGTGGCCCACATCTTCGGACCCCACCCGCTCCCGCGTTTCAGCATGTCCGGTGACGTCTGGTTCGCTTTGCGTGTCGGCGTGTGCAACAACCCAGACCCTGTCTCGTCGGTGCTGGGCATCGACGGCAACAGCTGGAATAACAAACGGCCTCGCGGAGTAGCCTTCACTTTCCAAGTCAAAAAGCACTTCGTCGAGGCCCAGCGCGATGTGACCAGCAACGTTCTCGCCAATGACAAAAGCGGGTCTTTTTTGCTTAATAAGCTTAAACATTGCCGGCCAGAGGTGGCGGTCGTCTTCTGAGCCTTTTTGCTTCCCGGCAAGTGAGAAGGGCTGGCAGGGATATCCGCCGGTGATGATGTCGACTCGTCCGCATCGAATAAAGTCATCTGTGTTTCGGACATCCTCGAAAACCTCCACGTCCGGCCAGTGTTTCTGCAATACCTGGCGGCAGAAGGGGTCGTTATCGCAGAAGCCGACGGTCTTATACCCGCCGACCAATCGCTCTGCCGCGTAACTGAACCCACCGATGCCGCTGAAAAGGTCGAGCAGACGGAGATCAGTCATGCTTCCCCGCCAGTAAATCAAAGAAGTCGCCGAGATCGAGGACGATCAGCTCCGGCTTGTTATCGGCTTTGATGACCAGCGCATCGTTATCGGCCAGCCACTCATAGATTTGTTTGAACCCACTCGCGCGGCACTTGACCTCTAAGACCCAGTCCTCGCCGCTTTTGCCCTTAACAACGACGTCGCCTTTGATAGAAGCACCGCCGGATAGAGGCACCCTGTAGGCGGAGACGCCATGCTCAATGGCCTTCTTCCGGACGTTGTTTTCGGCTCTATAGCCTTTATCCCGCTGAGACTTCCCCATGCTCGCGCACCCAATCCTCAATCGTGACCTCGCCTTTAGTCAGCGAGTGGATTTGCATGATGCGTCGGCCAGAAGGTATCGAGCGTCCGTATATCCATTTGTGGACCGTTGCTTGGCAAACCCCGCAGCGTTTCGCAAAATCGCTCTGGGACATGCTCTGAGACACTAGATATTGATTGAGTTTCATCGGGCAGCACAACATGCGGTTTGTTACTTTAGCGCATATTTGCGCATGTATGCGGTAGCCGTCAACCGAGAATTTAATTCACTAGCATTTCTGCGCGTTTAAGGGCACGCTTATATGCCTAATTGTAAAGAGAGGGGCTTTTGATATGAACATCCTTCACCTCAACCGCTTCGGAAGGTTACAGGCCGCGACCTGCCATCCTCCCGTCACAACGCCGAAAAGGTTCGATCCAGCCGCCGCGATGAACTGCGGGTTCAATGATCTGATCTGTTCGAGGAACACACACAAATGGAATATCCAAACAATCTGCGCCGCCTCCGCGATGCGCGCAAACTCACCCAAGCCGAAGTCGCTGACGCGATCGGCATCAATCAAGCGGAGTATAGCCGCATAGAAAAAGGCCGACGTCGGGTCGGCACGCACCTAGAAAAGCTCAGCGAAGTCTTGTCCTGTGACCAGGACGATATCCTCGCACCGGATCAATACACCGCTGCGCCTGAGCAACCTCAGACCATACCGCTATATGCTTTGCCGGAACTAGACGGTGAGAGCATCCGCTTTGACCTCAGCATGACCAGCCAGCTCCCGAAGCCGACTTGGCATACTGGCGGGTCGAGGGTGTTCGCCATACTCAATCCCGGCAACGTCATGACGCCTAGACTAAAGCACGGAGACTTCCTATACGCCGATCCGGATGAAACGATCAGGGACGACGATCTCTGCGTCCTCACTCTGATGCGTGGGAACCGGGAAGTGGCCATCGTTCGCCAGGCATGCGGCGACGATAACTGGCTCCGGCTCGATGACAACAGCGAAGAAAGCTACGGAAAGGAGCTAAAGACCGCCTCACCAATAGTGGCGATCAAGCTCTCTAGATAGCATAAATGCGCATTTAGACTTGTGATAAGCTATGCCCTCCTGTAAAAGGGAGGACATGGCTTATCCTTTTTTTGATCAGTTTGGGTTGTCAGGCAAAAGCCTGGAGGAACGCCGCAGCAGTGTCGGGGGCTCCGACATTAACATCCTTGCGTCCGGTGACGCAGAGGCGATCAACCGACTGTATCTCCAGAAAATAACCGGCGAGTCCGAAGACCTTTCGCAGGTGTGGCCCGTGCTTATGGGGCATGTCACTGAGGAGCTGAACACCGAATGGTGCCAGCTCAAGCAAGGCATCGAGATCGTGGACCGTCAGCGTGTCCTATACGGCCAGAAGCATAAGTTTATGAGATGCACCCTCGATGGAGCGGTGCGTAAATATAAGAAGCGGGCCGCAGTCTTTGACGCGAAGTTTACGCTGGGAAGGCCGCTGCGGGGTGAAGAATACTCCGACGTCATCCCACGCCTCATCCGCAAATACACACCGCAGTTGCACTGGAATGGTTATCTCCTAGAGGAAACCGACGGCAAGCGGTGCGAGTACGGACTGCTGTCCATACTGCGCGCCGGCTCCGAGCCCACCTTCCACGAGATCAAGTTAGATCCCGGCTATACAGAGCATCTGATCGGCCTGGCGAACTATTTCATGGGCTGTATCGAGCTTGGCACACCGCCTGAAGCTATCGAGCCTGTTGAGGCTCCTACGCCGGTCGAGGACCGCGTTCCCTTTGACATGACAGAGACGGCTCACGATCCGAAGTGGAAAGAGTGGGCCCAAATCTATGTGCAGACGGTCGGCGCAGCCGATACCTGCAAAAAGGCTGAGGCCGAGATCAAGAAGCTCGTGCCCAAGCAAGCAAGCGAGGCTTTCGGACACGGTGTCCGGGTCAAGGTCTCCAAAAACAACGCCAAGAAGGTGGAGGTGATGAAATGGGTGATTTAGCGAAGTCTTTAGCGGCTTGGCAGGCTAGTAACCCAGCCGCCGCGATGAACGGAAAAAACCCCCACTTTAAGAGCCGTTTCAGCACGCTCCAGGACATCGTGGACTGCGCGCGCGGTGCCGCCGAGCATGGGATCGCCTTCACGCAGGAGGTGGACTTCGATGAGACGCGAACCTTCGTGCGCACGGTGATGCTCCACGCCTCCGGAGAAATACGCGAGAGCCGGACCCCGATCATCAGCCGCGATAACAGCGACCCGCAGAAGATGGGCTCCGCCATCACCTACGCGAAGCGGTATGGGCTCCAAGCCATGTTCGGCATCCCCGCCGATGAAGACGACGACGGAAATAAAGCGAATGAAGCGCCTAAACGTTCCCTGCAAGGCGCTCCCTCTGCTGGGGTTTCCTCCCCCCCAGCGGAGGTTTCATTAGAGCAAGAGCTGGCCGCGACCCAGTCGCAAGAACAGCTCCTCGCTCTATTCAACCGGGTCAAACCTACTGACCCTGCCACCATCGCAATGTTCAGCAAGAGAAAAGGAGAAATCGGTGGATAACGAAATGAAAGGCGCCCTGTTTCCAAATGACAAGGGCGACAACCCAAGCCGGCCAGATATGCGCGGCGAGGTGACGATCAACGGTGTGAAATACAGCCTGTCGGGCTGGAAGAACACATCGAAGGCGGGCAACCCCTATCTGGGCCTCAAGGTTTCCGAGTGGAAAGAGAAGGAGGAAGCTCCGTCTCAGCCAGCTCCGCAACCCGCAGCGCAGACCAATCAGGCGGTCATGGACGATGCCATCCCCTTCTGATCTCAGAGACAAGTCCTTTACGGACGACTGGATCAAAAAACCAGACGAGGACAGGCACCCTGTCCTTGTCGTTCCCCACGATGACGGCGTCCTGCTGGTCGTGGGCTCGATACAACACAAAAAACATATGGAGGCCCGGCAAATGATTGAGCTGGGCCTTGAGCTTATTAGGAGAGCGAACAGGAGGGGACATGCTTCGCCAGGTACTGAGGGACTATCAGACGTGTGATTGGTGCGGCGCGATGACGAGGGGCCGCTATTCAAACGAGCCAGATATCTTGCGCTGCGGCGCGTGTCATTACCCGCTTTCGGAGGGAAGTTTTATTGTCCAGGCGCCGCGCCAAGTCATCAAAGTCGATCCGAAGGACGCCCCGCATCGAGCAGTGCGAGGAGTGCGGCCAGAGTTTGGACCTGAATGGATTCGGCTGGCTGGTCAATGGTAGCGGCACCCTGCTGTGCGGCCAGGAGTGTTTTGAGAAGGTGTGGAAGCGATCGGAGCGGATCGCAAAGGGAGAAGCCACATGGAGCGATCTGTAGACGACTTGGATGAGCGTGAGCGCGTCCTCTTAAAGAACGGCTATATCGAGTTGCGCGCGGTCCTGCGCGTAAACGGCCACGAGACGGAGTTGCACCTGTCGAACAAGTACGACCCGACATGGCGGATCGGGCTCTGTAGCCAAGAGACTAAAGATCAGGTGATGCCGGTGGTCAGACGCATCTATGACGCCGTGTTCCAGACCAATCGTTACGCGAAATGATATTAAGGTTTGTGCCGCACCACCTCGTGTCGAGCTACGAGGAGAAAGGCTGGCGGGTGGTGAGCCGTATGGACGGCAGTCACCACGCCCGCCATGCCGTGATCATGGAGCGAACTTTGCCGCGATGGTTTCAATATCTGCCACGCTCTGTGCGGCTTTTATATCTGCGTCGGTGTAGTGGACGCGGGCCGTGTTCGACTTCTTAGAGTGCCCCATCCGGTATTTGCGGATGGATTCCGGAATTCCGGCAAGCTCCATCTGCGTGTGATAGAACTTCCGGAAGCCACCTAGTCCCTTGTCGGGGACGCCAGCCCTACGACAGACCGTTGCTACTAGCTTGCGCCATGCGTTCTGCTCTCCCATGCGACCTGCTGCGGAGGGGAATACCCATAACGTGCTGGCGCACTGTACCTGCCACTCCCGAAGCACCTTGATCGTCGCGGACGGTATCGGCACCGTGCGGCGGCGATGCTCCGTCTTGGTCTCCTCCTGTACCATGTAACGATAGCCGGTCCTGCCGACCGTAATCGTGCCCCGATACAGGTCAACGTCGCGCCACTGCAAGCCCTGTAGCTCATTGCCAGCTAGGCCACACCAAGCCGCCGTCATCATCAGAGCCCGCACTTGGAGCGTCATATCCTGCGCCAGTAACGCACGAAGGTCATCGGCGTGATAGCCGCCACGCTCACCCTGTGAGCCTCTGATCTCCGTCCGGTCCTCCTTAGAGCATGGATTGGTCAGCAGATAGCCTCTGTCCACCGCATGCTTACAGACCATGTTGAGGGTGCCGATAATATGCCGCTGGGTCTTTGGAGCAACCTCAGCCACGACAAGCTCTTGGATATAACGATTGATGGCACCGGTCGTGACCTGCTTCATCGGCGTGTCGCCGAAGTGGACACGCAAGTGAAGGCGTAGGTGCCGCTCATCGTTGTTATAGGTCTGTGCGCGGATGCCGTTCTTCTTGCCTATGAGCTTGGCCCTCTCTTCCAGAGCCTCATCAGCGCAAGCGTTGAAGCCGATACGACGCGCAAGCAACGTGCCGGCCTCTAGCTCCCTCCTGATCTCCTCATAACGCGCGTGAGCCTTGCTCTCCTTCTTTGCATAAGCAGAGCGATCCCGCCCTGACGCATCGCGGAAGCGGATGCGCCAATGGCAACGAGCCGGATCATAGACCGGCTCATTGACAAAGGTTTCTGACATCAGTGTGCTTCTTTATAGATGGCGAAGGCTTCGTCCACCGGAAGCACGTTGAGGAAGATCAGGTCGCGGTATCGGTCGGCGGCGACATGCAGGTGCTGGTCGGTCAGCTTGCGGACACCCTTGAAGGTAATCTGCGAAAGCGTCTTGGGGTCGGCGGGATCATACGCAATTACCTTCGCGCGCATGTCCTTCTTCATGGTCTGCATGAGAAGGTAATCGTCAACCGCTCCCTGACACCACATCTCAAGGTCTACCTCCATGCCGTCCGGCACATACTTGGAGAAATATTTGGGCATCTCCGCCTCGCACCTGTCGCTCAGGGCTTTGACGTCGGCGTAGGTGAAGTCGCCCTCCGGATACTGGTCGTCCGCGCCGCCGTGCCCATCGTTGCGAACGGTCGCGATGTGCTTGCCGTTCAGGTAGAGCTTGGCTTGGTAGCAGTGAGTCTCCTCAGATGCGAAGGCCACCCGCTTGATGGCCTTCATCTCCAGCTTGTCGCCGTTCGGAAAAATATGGTTGATCATGGTTTGTCTCCCTACGCCTGTGCGTATGCTACGCCGCGATGGGCAAGCGTTGTCTTGATGGCCTCAACGATCTCAAAGTCGCGCTCCAGCGTGTCGGGGCGACCGTTAGCGATGGCCTCCCTGATCTTGCCGGTGACGAAATTGTGATGCTCGAACAGGTCTGCGGTGTCCCAGCCCTTAAAGAGGTTCAGTAAATCAGTCATCTTTGTCTCCCTTTGTGTAACTGCTTACACATCTATATTAGACATATATGCGTAATAGTAAAGCATATACACACATAAAAGGGCGAAAACCTGACGACAAGTCACCGAAAAGTCACCAGGACTAGGACCGAATCTGGAAGCCAAACGCAAAAAAGCCCTCGCTGACCGATTGGCCAGGAGGGCTGTAACTCTATGTAATGTGGGGATTTATTGGTTGCGGGGGCAGGATTTGAACCTGCGACCTTCAGGTTATGATCCTGACATTTTTGGCTTCCAGCCTAACGAAAAGGCAAAAGTCACCAAAAAGTCACCGGGCTTTTTAGCCTGGCAAAAAAGTCACCAGCTACTTGGTCAGACCCTTGTATTTCTCGAAACTGCGCAACCCTCCGAGACCTAACATGCCCAGCAAAACGGTCATCAGGCTGTCCATATCAAACACCGGTAGCTCCGGAATAGTTACGCCAGCCCAGCCGGCAATGAACATCGTTATGGGTGCCAGGACGAAATGCCAAGCCATTGCGAAGCTGAGGCACCAGTCAAGAAACGGACGCCAACCTGCGACAAAGATAGAGCGGTGCTGCGCCTCCGCTTTATTTATTTCAAGCTGGCCCTTTGCCAGCTCCTGAGCGTGACGCTCTGCCATCGTGGCGAGATCGTGCGCCAGCTTTGCCTTCTGATCTTTGTCTTCAACAAACTTATCAAGGAGGCCTGTAATAGGGCCGATGAGGGCTTGGATCATTTGTCTGCCTTGCTGTTGACGTACAAGCCGAACCACGCCGCGCCGGCGCCGACGATCACACTGACGAAGCCGGCCTGAGCGTTGTTAGGTTCGGGGAGGGCCATAAACCATGAGCAGGTCTGGTAGAAGACCACCATGTAGGAGAGGATGAGGAGGCGCGGAACAATCCGCCAGGCATCGAGGCGCTCCGGAGTCATTTGACCACTCCTGTCCGCATCTGTTCGGCAAGCTCTACAGCCCGCCCTTTCACGGTCTTGGCCCACCTGGAGTCCAGCATCTGAGCGCTGGCCTCAATATAGTCGCCGACCTCAAGCGCCGCGATCATCTTTTTGAACTGGTCGAACCGGTTCCCCATGTTAAAAATCATGCCCATGATGACCATCTGCCGGGCGCTATCGAGCCGGTGCCAGAAGCCATAAGACTCCGCCTTCTTGGCCACCCATGTCAGGTCGTTGCGCAGGAGCATCA